GCAGCGCCAGCAGCGCCAGCAGCGCCAGCAGCGCCAGCAGCGCCAGCAGCGCCAGCAGCGCCAGCAGCGCCAGCAGCGCCAGCAGCGCCAGCAGCGCCAGCGCACCAGCAAGGCCGCCAGCAAAAAAAGCACCAGCAAGGCCTCCAGTAGACCCGCCGAGCCAGCGCAAGCGGCAAGGCGTAGGGTTGCCGCCTATTGCGCGAGCGAGGGCTTACAACGGCTCCTGCTGACCTCAATTTGTTTCTAGCAGCGTGAATCCTCCGCCGGTCGCGACGCCTCTATTGTCGCGATAATTTTGGAAGCTCTCAATGTATCCGAAGAAAGACGCATGTCTCCACCAGTAAGAGTCATAAGGTCTCAATAAAGCGTAAATCGGAAAAGATCGACCATTCGTCATTATCATGTCGTTGACGCTGCGATGATAATCAGGATAAATTACTCTTGGAGTAACAAAAGGAAAAGTCCTTTCTTTTGACGTTTTGTAAACTCCGTGAATAATAACATCGCATGTCGCATAGAAATTATTAACCGAAAGAATTAGAGAGGTAGAGTTAGTCTTGACATGATAAACTCTTCTACCTTGACAAACACTCCCGATGTTGGACACTCCTGAAATAAAGCTTACTTGAGGAATAGGATTGATCGATGAAGTGTAATCACTGAATCTAAGTTCTACATCCAGAAGATAATTCTGTTCATCTTCTAGTCCAGCGAAATTTAACTCTCCATTAGAACTTACAGTTTTATCAAAGTTGAAACTGTTGCCTGATCCAGAAGCATTGCCGAACAATGTCGGAGTAGGAAGATCAATCAATGATTCTTTTTCTGGATCGCCATACATGACCGCATGACTCAAAGAACTATGCTCTATCTGAAGGCGTCTTTTTACACGACCATCTTCAGCATAGATCTGACCGCCAGACGACTCTTGAACTACAGAAACGTCAACAGGTTGAAATGACCAACCTCTGTCAGCCAACTCTTCGCTTTGTATAACTCTGAAAGGCATGATGCAGCCGACCTCATTAACATTCCTGAAAGTCAGTTTCATTGCTTCACACTTGACAGTTTGAGGGAAAAGAAAATGATGATCGAAAACCTGATCAGGACTTAAAGATTCTCTGTAGTCTTGATAAGGGTCTATCACCAATTGCTCAGACTCGGTCTGATCAACAAAAGAGCCAGAAAAAGCCGTCCTTGTTTCAACGCGGATAAGATGTCTCATTAGATGAGTCGCAGTTTCTTTGTTGAAACAGTCTATAAAAGCGACGCCGTCTATCCAGACATATCCAAAAAAATTGATAGTAATTATCACGTCCGAAGTCACGCTAGAAAGCTTTGCTCTAGGCTTCCTTTGCATTGACGCAAGATTTTCAGTGTCAATCACTGTGCCAGAAGTGACGACTATTGATGACAGGCTTGACTCTGACATCGCTCTTCCGTATAGAAACATCGTTTCGTCGTTGAAACTAGGCATCTTTATCTCCAACCTATGATCGTTGCATTCAGTCCGACAATAGCTCTAGAAACTGAAATCACTACAAAATCAACACCCTCATCCAATCCATATCTCGGATAAGTGACAGTTATCTTGTCACCAGGAAACACTTTCTTTCCTTTCGGCAAAATGATAGGTATCTCGATGAACTTTCTTTTCACAGAAGCAATGGACGCGACTCTGTCTCTTTCTCTTTCAATGCTTTCTTCGTCTTGCAAATTTGACTCAAGAATGCACTTGTCTTCAGCCCAACGATAAAATTCGTGAAGCTCACCCTCCGCGCCTCTGCGGACAATAGTAAACTCAGATGAAACTTTCTCGGCTTTGCCTAGATCGGCAACCGATCCAGCAGCATTTTCAACAGAGATCTGATAATGATTTTTCTTGCCTCCGAAAATGTTAGTTAATCCGGGCATCAAGTCATCATAGATTTTGATCTGAGTTCCTTTCTGAATTCTGAATTTGTCTACATTCAGAACAGAAGCTTCAGCGATAGAGTCTGGGTCAACCAGCCTACCAAATTTCATCTCTCTATTTACGTCTGGTATCCACCATCCAAGAAAAGGTTTGAATAGGTCGTCAAGAAGATCGGCAGTTTTCACTCTGTCCTTATGCCATAAACCGAGAACGTGATCTCCTATGTCAGTCTGCAGATCTGAAAGCTGAGCAGAATCATAAGTCCCAGACCATTTGTCGTCAAGGACAAATTCAGTCAAACCTTCTAACATGACTTCGCCAGTGGCGACGTCCCAGACTCTCATTGAGTCCATCACCATTTCGGTATCGATCCCGGTCAACAAACCTCCTCCGAAAATTACTTTCAAAACAGGACCGCTTGACCGGAAATAAAGAGTGGTGTCTCCCAAGACGTCTTGAACTACTATGAGGTCAACATTTGGCTCGCTTCCTTCAAAGGTCTGATTATTCAGATTGGCAAGAGAGGCGGATCCGAGAGTAATGAAATTCACTCTGTTTGTCCACCCAGAAACAGAAACAAAATCGAAATGAATTCCATAATAGCGACCTTTTACAAGTCCGATGTCTCTTGATATTCTAGGAGCTTGCGCCGTGAGGCCAGCGAAAGTTTTATCTCTATTTATGATCCTCAGTCTGTTCTGTAAACCATATCTTTCTAATTCCTTTTCAGGACTTGCTACTTTATCGAAACCTAATGAATATCCTGTCGGCTTTGTGCTTGTCCATGCAGTGAAGTCGCTATTCATCGAAGAGTTCAGATGACCGCTAGAAGGGTATCCAGAAGCTAAGTCGCTCGTCGTCAAACCTTGTGCGATCGTCTTCTGATTGCTCTTGAAGCTTGATGTTACTTTCCCTGCCGGAGTTACTAACGCTTTGATCCCGTATTCGTCATGCCTCCATTGCGTTGTCAAGAATGGATGACCATTGCTCGATACGTCATAGATTTCTGCTATCGGTATTTGACTGAGGTCATAATTCAGATTGATCTCGTCATGCAGAATACCAGGAACTTGATAAACTTCTCCTAGAGCGATAGGTACTGACTGACCTTCTAACTCTGGAACCGGAGTGAGATCGTCATAATAGACGCTCTGGAAAACTTTTTCCAACTCGGCTCTAGTATTAATGAATACGACTCGGATGTTGCCTTTATCGTCTGTTTCTAGGAAGTCAATATTCAGATTTGCAATAATTTCATAGTCTTCGTATTCATACGATCTGTCAAAAACTTTGAAAATGACCGACTTGTCTCTTACGTCAGATTCTAAGAGAAAATCAAGAGCTCCATCGTTATTGATCAAAGTCAATTCGCCAAACGAGACAGAGGTTTTCGTCTCCCAGATCCAAAGACCAATGCTGATCGTATACTCTGGAAGTCCGATCTGTCTTACCAGAACATTTCTGTCTATGCTTACATGACGATTAGAGATGTATACTTTTTCATCTCCGCTTCCTTCGTCATAAGTGACTTCTACAATTACTGTTTCATCCGCCACAGCGTTCGCCTCCCCTTGAAGGAATTCTTCTGTCCGTCTTGTTGCTTGTCAGGAAAGACGAGCTAAGAGAGTCGTTTCCATTTCTTATGACGCTAGTCTGATCTTCTGTAAGCTGATTCTGTCTTTCAATAATCAAGGACAAACGATTTATGGACTCGACTATCATCGGTCCATCTGAACGCGAAGAGTTTACAGGAACTCCGACCCTTGCGAAAAATTCAGTGACGCTATTGGGAAGGATAAGCTCTCTGCCAGCTTCGCCAGCTAGAATCCTTGAAGAACTGTTCACGAATCCACCTGTCGCGAACCCTGGATCAGGAGCAGGACCAGCAAACTGATTGTCCATGTCGCCAATTGCAATCAAGATGTTATTAAGCGTCTTATTCATTGCCAGTCTGATTGATTGAGCAGCTGTTTCAGCGTTGATAAGATCGTTCAACTGTTGTTGCTGAGCATCTGCTTCAATGACCAATTCGTCAAAGTAAGAAGCAAGAGCCTGACCAGTAAGATCAGGCAGTTCTCCCTGGATCGTTCCAATCAAATCAGCAAGCGGGATGTCAAGTCTATCTGCAATCTCTGAAGGAGAGTCGCCAGTAAGACGAGACAGCAATCCAATCTGATCTATCAAAACAGAGCTAAGCTGAAGCCTCTGGAGCTCGGTAAGCTCATTCTCAATGTTTCTTCCTACTTCTCGGACAACCCCAGAAGTCGGTGGCAAATCTTCCGGAGGAACTGTCGGACCATTCGCTTGGATGTCTTGAAGTCTTTCAATGATCGCAGCGAATTCATCCGGGAATGTTCCGACTCCTCCAGTGAATCCTTGTAGTTCAGATAAGAAAGCTTGAACGATAGACGGAAGATTTTCAAGCGCGTCAACGTCACCACCTTCCGCAGCGGCGAAAGCGGCATCAAGCTGCGTTCTTGCTTCGCCAAGTCTTTCTGTCGGAGTCAAAGGAGACAAGTCAGACAAAAGCAAATTGTCAATGAAATCGCTTATTCTCTGAATGGCTTGATACTCTCTTTCGTATCTGCGCCTGTTTGCTTCAGCTACTCCATTGATCTGAGTATTGATCTCGTTTGTCCCGAAAGGAGCAGACCCCGAGCCATAAAGCTGTTCAACGATGTCTTCAATGCTTGCAAGAACAGCTTCTGCGAGAAGCGACAGCTCTAACTGCTCAAGCTTTCTGATCTGACCAAGAACTTTCTCGTCGTTGAGAAGCTCTTCGTTGCGAGCAATAAGCTCTTCAACTTCTCTCGTGATATTGCGAAATCGAATACGGAATTCATCACGAGTCAAGTCAAAAATTCTGTCGTTAACACTCTTGAGGAGGTCAGACGACTTTTGTAAAATCTCCTGAGCTCTCTTATACTCTTCGGCAGCCTCTGCAAGCAATTCCGCCGCCTTGGAAGCTTCTTCCGCCGCTATTCTTTGTTGCTCCTGCTCTATGAGTCTTTTCTGAGAGTCTGCTCTAAAACCTGCAAGTGCGGCGAGTTCTTCTTCGGTAGCGCCGAGAGAAATAAGTTCATCTTTAAGAGAATCAAATCTTACAGAGACATTGAACAATTCAAGTTCAAGTCCTTCAAGACTAGACCTTTTCGCGTCAATCTCTAAACCTTCCAGAATCTGAGCGATTGCCAATGCGTCTCTGAACGCTTCATTTCTTTTTTCTTCAGCGTCTGTTAATTCTCCAAGATCTTCAGCTCCATCTGCTCTGATTTCAGCAAGCCTCTCTTCAGAGTCAATAACGTCTAGGATCGCATTGATAGCCTGAAGAAGTATAGCTGAAGCGTCACCTCCTAATTCTCCGCTGCTGAACAGATCAAACAAGTCTTCAACAGCTGAAAGGTCGAATAAATCACCGCTGAACTGTACTCCAATCGACGCTAATAATTGCTCAGCGAGAGAAGCGCTCTGCGCTATTGTCACGTCTAGTCTTTCAGCTTCTGTAAAAATGACCCCTATGACTCTTTCGATGATAGAGCCGATTCTACCAATGTCCCCATTGAATGCCGCGACGAGGTCGTCACCGAACCTAATCATTTCCTCTCTTGTGCCAGAGAAAGCTACTCCAGTCAAAGAAATAACATTGTCCAGGAGAGCAACGGTCTGGAGAAGTCTTTCGTAAGTCTGAGCAAGAGTTTCGTTTGATCGACTTAACTCAGAAACGAGTTCAAGAGTTCTTTGCAGAACAGGATTGTTCAAGCTAGAAGCGTCTGCGTTCCCTGCGATCACTTCATTAAGCTGGAACATGCTATCTGAAGCTTCGTCAGCAGCGTCCATGACTATACTTATCGCGTTTCCGAATTCAGAAACGGACCTTGGAAACATCGGAGGACCTATGCCTGGTGGAGGAGAACCACCACTACCACCGCCACCGCCGCCGCCACCGCCGCCGCCTCCGATCGGAGGTAACGGATTTACAGGGTTCGTCGGAATTACAGGAACGTCAGAAGCGACAAGACCTAAAGTCTGACCGATGGCAAACCTTCTACCGATGCTGATAATATCAGAGAAAACTTGCAATTGCTCGTCAAGCGTTATCCCTTCATCTACAAGCCTTGAAACGAACGAAGGGAAAACGCCTAGGATTATATCCAGTCTTTCACGGAGCAATGTAGCAACATCTTCGCTGTCAGACCTTGAGGACACCGCAAAAGAATCCAGGGCGTCTGACGCCTCATCAAAGAGTTCGTTTCCGCTTATGATGTCTGCGACGATATTGTCGAAAGAAGTGAACCCTTCAATAATTTTTCTCTTGGCTTCGTCTTCAATTTCTCTGAACGCAAAGTCAATCTGACCGAAGTCAGTTACTGTGCTGAAGTCAGTACCTTCGCCTATAGCTCTTGTTGCATCAGTGCCTCTTACCTGGAACTTGGGAGTGCTGCTCCCGTCAAACAAGCCGCCAATCAGGCCGCCGATAGCGGAGCCAATAACAGTACCAATGCCGGGAATAAAACTTCCGATAATCGCACCAGCAGCAGAACCGATGGCTTGTCCTACATTGCCTTGAATCCCGTTACCGATAACGCTCGCCGCGACAGCAAGACCAGCAGAAACTTCCTCGCTGTCGCCTACATTCGCTAAAGCTTCTCCTAAAGCTTCATTGATCGCTTTCCCGAAAACTTCACCACTGAAAGACCTTAAGCTATTACCAAGAGCATCAGACACAGAAGCTCCATTGGTGATAGCATCAACCATGCTTGAAGTCAATCTTTGCGTGAATGCTTCCAGCGTAGAGATTTCATCAGAGAGATTAGCCGCTCCTTCAGCAGCGTCTCTGAAATACTCTCCGAAGAAAGGAATGTATTTTGACATCTCCTGATAGATAGGCAAGGATTCAAGCGTCGTTGCATTCAGAAGACCGGTGACATAATTGAATTCTTCTACAGAGATGATCCCCGAAGCTAGTGACCTGACAAGCAAATCATTAGCCAAAGTATACTCTCTGGATGCTCTTGCGACAGGACCTTCAAGCTTCTGGACCAGCGAGTCAAACTCGTTTCCTAGACTTTGTATCCTCGATGCTTGATCTTCTGCGCTTTCGATGCCGATAATTTCGATGTCTTGGATGACAGAGTTACTTGCCTTTTCATTAAACTCGTCAAGCATTGTTATCGCATTTTCTATAGACGACTTCGTGTTGTCGAATATAACTTCGAAAATGGACTTTGGATTTTGACCAGAAGCTTCAAGTCTGTCAATGTAAGCTTGCGTCCTCTGATCATTTATCTGCAGTTCGCGACCGAGAGACTGAAGCTGACCAATCATTTCATCTCGAATAACATCTGCGAACTGACCTGTCTCTTCGGCGACCTCTACCAGAGATCTTTTCGCGTTGTCAATTTCAGTCAGAAGAAATTGCTCTCTTAGATTCAATACACTGAGAGTCAAGCGGTCAGCTTCTGGTGTAAGGTCAGCGAGTCTATCTTTAAGAGTAGAAGCCTCTCTGTTGAAGTCAATTACGCTATTGATCAACAAGCCGATAGAAGCACCGACAGCAACAGCAGCGGTTCCGATAGCAATCATGCCAGCAACAACGCCAGCAGAGCCAACAATCAAAGGTATCAGAGACCTTATAGCACCAGCTAAAGCGCCTAGCACCAGCAGCAGCGGCACTATGGCCGCAACAACCGCGCCAGCAGCAAGCACGGTTCTTTGAGTTCCTTCGTCTAGGTCATTGAAGCTTTCAACGACTGAAGCGATGACTTCTGCAACGTTTACTAGCAAAGGAGTTAGATTGTCTCCGATTTGAATCAGCAAAGACTGAATCTCAGCTCTGATCTGATTTAATCTTTGACCAGGATCAAGATCTAATGCCGCTTGACTTCTTTCAGAAAGCGTTCCGACAGCAGCGGAAACTCCTCTTAGAACTTCTTCGGCAGCATTACCCTCTTGCCCCATGACGCCTAGAACACCAGAAAGGGCACGAACATTAGGGAACAAAGAAGACACGTCAATGTCCATCTGAGCAGCAGCATCAGTCACTTCTCTCAGAGAAGTGATCAGACCTCTTTCTCTTATATTTTGACGAAGCTGCTCAACACTGATTCCCAGCTTTTCAAAATTCTCTTCCATTTCGGAAGTAGGCAAAAGTATGGAAGTCAGAGTCGCTCTAAGAGAAGTCGTGGCTTCAGCCGCGCTGACGCCAAGACGAGAATACGTCGCGACGAATCCGCCTACATCATCAAATGCAACGCCCATCTCTGATGCGATACCAATGACTTGACCGAAAGAGCTAGCTACTTCATCAGCGGCAAGGTTGCCTTGCTCAACTGTTCCTACGAGAATTTCAACTGCTCGTGTCGCGGAGATGGTTTCTGCTCCATACGCGGTGACTGCCGCACCAGCAGCAAGAGCGACATCACGAGTGTTTCCTAGACCGATCGATGCCGCATTCGCAGCAGCTTCAAGAGTTTCAAGCGCGACTGTTCCGCGAAGACCCGCAGAAGTTACGGAGAACAGAGCTTCCGCCAGTTCTTGCGGACCGATGCCAGTGGAACCACCGAGCTGAAGAACTTGCTTCCTCATCTCAGAAAGCTCTGTTCTTCCGATACCAACGAGCGTGTTTATCTGAGTAAAAGATCTTTGAAAATTAAGATTCGCGCGAATAGACGCGAATCCGACAGCTACAATCGCAGCGCTCACTAGAGAAGCTGCTGCTCTAGCTTTCGCAAGATTCTTCGCGGCTTCTTTGAAGCCGTCACTTGTTTTTCTAGAAGCTTTGTCAGCTTCGTCTCCGGCTTTCTTTAAAGACCGTTCCACTCTTTGAATCTGTCTGACAGCAACAGAACCATCAGACTTGATGTCGATATTCAGATCATAGTCCATGTTACTTACTCGCTTGAGTCTTCTTGTTAAAGGACTCCGCAGCTACTGATCCCATGATTTTAAGCCGACGAAGAGTGTCTTCTCTGAGATTCTTGTCAACTCCTACGACATCTTTCATTAACTGAATTAAGTCGCTAGATTTGAAACCAATGGCGTATGCACCACCGAAAGAAGATTGTATGTTCAGGTCGCAAAGGTCGAAAAGGTCAACTGCTAAATCGTTCTCTGGCATCACGCCTACTGTAACAATGACCGTTTCAATCTCTTTGTTGTCTTTACCTTCAACGAAGAAACCCATCTTCTTTTCTTCGTTTTGGAAATCAGCGTCGGGGTCCTCGCTTCCAGTATAGATTTCTTCTATCTCTACTATCCACTCGGACCCCAACTGACCATAATCAGTCAGCTCGCCAATTAACGACCTCGCGACCGCTTCGAGTTTTTTGACTGAGCAGCCTGGACAGCTTTGTCACGACTGTTCTTCGTGATGTAAAGATTGAAGTCCATGAATGCAGCATCGCAAGTGAATTGATTGCGAATAACTACATCCTTCGGAGTGAGCTCAATCTTCTGACCGTCCACTTCAACAGTGGCTGACGGAACGTTGTCACCAACGCCGACCAGAACCTTGCGAAGAGCTTCACTGCGAGTCGATGTTTCCACCAGCTCTTCCCAGTCTTCCGTCGGAAGCGCTTCGAACTGCGCGTCGAACTGGAAGTTCTTCCAGGAGTTCGGCCCTTCGCCCGGAACCTGACATTTCACTGTCAACCAAAAACGATTTGAACCAACGAGGTCTACTGCTACGTTATCAGACATTATGCTCTCCTTTCATGCCTGTGATTAAATGGTTCCGAACTCAAGAGAGAATTCGTCACCGCCAGTGTTGGACGGGATGCAGCGACCGGTCAATTCCCAACCGAGATCTCCATCGATGTCCACTTCATTGATCTGCTCGATTTGACCGCGAACACGCAGAGTCGAGTAGAGCGAAGTCATGTTGTGACGCATTGATGCAGTCATAATCTGACCTGCATCGCGAACAGCCCACGGATTGAAGTCAGCCAGCGCAGTCCTCGCGATACGAAGAGAGAAAGTAGGCTGGCGACCTGAGATGCTGTTGATCGACTTGCTCGTGTATTGCTTGTTCGTCAAAGCAGAACCGAAGTCAACAGACAGCTCCTTCGCCCACAGATTGAGATCAGTGATCGAAGCGTCAGCGACGCTCAGCATCGCGACAGTGTTGCTCGCTTCCAACGCTTCCGGCACATACGAAGGAAGAACGACAGCCGGAAGAGACTCAGTTGTCACGTTCTCGTAATTTCCAAGAACGCGAGAACGGAACCTAGCGATTTCACCGATAGTCATTGCCATACCGGTGAGAGCAGCTCTAGCGCCGAGAATTTTCTTGACATAGTCAACATGCCAGAAATACGCGGAAGCAGAAACGATGCCAGTGCTGATCGGATTGTAAATCGTCGTTCCACCGACCGCATCCAGAACCTTCGCCATCCCACCCATCCGCAAGAGGATGTCATAATGCGGAGTTCCGTCCGTAGAGGCGCCAGGAATCGAAGGAGGGTAGATTTCAACGTCACCTTCGATGAAGGCTCGGCGATTTGAGACCGCGAAGCTGTCTCCACCAAAGAACGTGCGATCCACCGGACGCTCTACTGGATCAAACTCGGTGCCGCTGGTGCCATTCAGCATCATGATACCGTCTGTTGTAGCAGCAGGAGTCGCGTCGGTTCCTTCCGTGGTTTCTTCCTTGATAGCGACGCCGCGCTTTTCAAAGGATTCAAGATTCGGCTGTGCCATGATTTAATCCTCCAAGTTGGATTTGATTTCAGTTTCGTCATCGGTGACCACGAAGTCATCCTCGTAGTCTTTCTCCACCTCCGTTGACTCACTCTCAGGAGGACTTTCTACATTCAGGTCATAAAGCTTTCCGTTGACCCGAACCCATTTTCCGTCATGCTTCGGAAGTTCCAGTTTCATGTTAATTTCCTCAGTCTGATGTCAGCAGTGAAAAACATGTCAGCGATAAGAATTGAAGTATCCGCCGGACCATCTTCTGTTCTTTCAAAAGACATTGGACTCTCCGCGCCTTCTGGCGTCCATCCGAACAGACAGTCATATACTTGTCCGAAAACAGAATCCATAACAGTTTCAATACTGTCTTGTCCGTCTTCGTATCTTTGCAAAACGATACGAACAGGAACTGTGGATTTCATTTTCTGATGATGCAAGCCGCTATATGACTGACGTCCCGCAACCGAAACAATCTTCTGACCCGCGACCCAGATAGCCGGGAACGTCTGAGCATACGCTGTCATGTAGTCTCTTTCGTATGCCGTTCCAAACCTGATCGTTTCTCCTGAAAGAACAACACTCGCGGCAAGATGATCTCTGATTGACTCAAGATTAAGTCTCATTTCAAAGAGTCCTCCAAACCTTTTATCAATTCTTCGTTAATGTCTTTCTGCCATTCTCGAGGAATAGCAACGATTCCAGGAGGCTTGATCGGCATAATAGGTCTTGCAGGTAGATTGATCTCGCTTGCTCCAAACTGATGAGGAACGACCGGTCTATTTTCAGCGCCGATAGAAATCCTTCCACGATTGTCGCTTGTAACTACTCTGTCAAGACTCCTGAAAAGAACGCCTGTTGCGAGAAGAATAGAGTTCCTGTTTATATTCTTCCTTCTTCTTCCCTTGATAGTGTTCGGTTTCAACTCTTTCCATTTCTTTCCGTACGGACTTTGTTGAGCCTGAAAGCTGTCTCTGATCTTTCTGTCAAGAACGAACAACGCGGCAGTTATGACTTTTCTCGGATGTCTAGCATAGCGACGGACAAGTTCCAGTCCTCTGCTGAGCTCTGAGTCATCCATTTCAAAGTCTAGGTCGTTCATCCTTTTCTCGTCACTACATTCCAAAGAATGATTGTTTCAGAAGGCTTTTCTGGAGTTACGTCAACGATAACTTCATCGCGAGTGTCAGAGATAAAACGATCTCCAATTTTTGGTTCATTGGTGCCGTCAGAACTGACAACGTATTCAAAATCACCTATCGGAGCGCCAGTGTCAGGATCAATCTTTTTCGGAGAACCCGATCCTAGAGCGCTCGCAGTGAATTCTGAGATGGCACCTCCTGATAATGTTCTCCTGATGATCACAGAGAAACCTTTCGAGTAAAGCTTTGCGGAAGCGCTTTCTCTCTTGAGGATGTAGACGATCTCGCTCACTTGATCAGCCTTCTTGAGTTATTTATGAACGGAGACATCAAGGCGTCAGGAACTGGATATCTGCGGAAACGATTAGGTCTTGAGCTTGCATACCTTACTGATTCTGCGAGAGCTCCTCTGCCTAGACCTTCTGATCTTTGGATGACATCTTTGTTTGAATCATCGTGCGTTGGATCAGGAGCTAGCTCGGCGGTTAATGCTCTCAGAGCATATTCAAAACAAGCCGCCTTCAGCTTCAATGGCACAGGAAGGAAAACCGTTCTCGGAAATTCCAAGGATTGCTCTTCAGTGGATCTAAATCCTCTCAGCAGTCCCGCCCATCTCAAATCAATGTAATCTGTTGCCTTGATCAGCGCCGTTTCTTTCTCTGTTTCGCTTCCTGTCCACGATACATTGCCTCTGACAGTCCAGTAGCCATCAGCCTCAGCGACGCTTGCATAGCTGTTCGCATTTTCTAGACCTGTACCATCTTCAACGACGATGATCATTTTCTTCTCCGTCTGACTGAGGCAAAGATTCAATTACCTCTTTGTCAAGATTACAAGCAACGACTTCAACGGCGCATTGAATCATTGCGTCTTCCAATTCTTCATAGCTTGATTCTGAATCAAGGAAAGGAAGAGAATGTTTTCTGGTCAAGCTTTCGGGCGCAGAAACTGGAACTTCTTTAATCACCGTTTTGACTTCGTATCGGATCAAGGGTTCTGAGGATTTCTCCATACATCCTGCCAAACTCGTCACGAACAGGATGCAAAGAGCAATCAGTAGACTCTGCTTCAGAAAGCGTTTGCCGATTTTGATTTGCTTCACGAATTCTCTCCTTCCTTTCTTCTTCTCTCATCGCAACAGCTACAAGAGTTTCGGATTCAATCCTGTCAAGTTCTTCAAGTCTTCTCTCCGCGAGCGAAGCAAAAATCTCGACTTGGTTTGCATTGTGCACCGCTGCCGACTTGAAGGTCAAGGTCCTCACCTCGCATTGAGAGAGTTCCTCATTCTTCTTGACTAGAGAACGCTCAAGATTTTTGACCTTGATCACTATCCCCGCCGATCCTATCACCAGAGCCAAGATTGCGATCCCCATTGAGATTAACTTGATCTGACCCGGAAGCATTGACCACTCCTACTCTCATAAGGATAATTGCGAGGATGACATACATGCTAATGAATCCGAATAGCAGCTCATCCAACTCTCGTCCCCATGCAAGATTGATCAGCAAAGCGACGCAAACAAAAACAATGAAAATTCCCACCATAACTGAAAGCATTCTTGCCTTCGCTGGCACTTGACCTCTTATTGAAATTAGTGCTGTCCAAATTGAAGTGAACCTGTTCATTCGTATTTGAATCTCGTTTGATGAAAATTCAACACTTCAGTTCTTCTGTCAATGTGAACGAAAGTCTTTGCAATTCCGACTGACCATCCTTGGAAAAGAGCGAGTTCTATCAGCCTTTCTTTGAACCCTTCGCTGGTCACGCGAATATCGATTGCACAAGTTCCGCCTGTCGGCCAGTATGGGAAGTCGTAAACGTGCAATGAACGAAAATGGCCTTTTGATCTAGCGTTGTGAGCTCTTGATCGACAGCAGCTATTCACGATCATTTTCTCGCCAAGATCAATCCTCAGTCTTCGCAAAGCTTTCGCGAAACCAACGGCGAGCAGTAGACCGCCAGAAGACTTGCACTGTAACTCCTCTCTAGAGAAAAGAAGCCGTCCATAAGAGTCAGTTATCAACGCTGCTTCTCCATCATGTAGCTGGTCTGATCTGAGAGGCCAAACCTCACTCCTACCTCTTCACAAGTCGGTATTCTTTTCTCATAACCGAAAGTGCGATAATGTTTTGTGAGCATCTCACTCATCTGCTGGGACATGAAACGAGCTCCGGCTTCGTTGTTTTGAGCAAGAGCAAAACATTGATGACGACGGAGCTCAATTACGTCTCGTGTCCATTTGTTTTGCATCAATTCTATCACTACGTCTCTTGATGCAAATCCTGGGAAAAATGGAGTCAGCCCGAATGAGATCGCAAACGCGACAATGACAAGAACGAAGTTCACTCCGGACAATATCGCAATGAATACTCTCCATCTTGTGATCTCCGCATCCTGAGCATCAGGCGGAGGGATCAAATATCGGACCAACGTCCAAGCGCTCATTTACTTCAAGACTTTCGCCAAGAGTTCAGGGTCAACTCCCTGTTCAAGCAGAGCCTGACGAGCTTTCACTTTCGCTTCACGCTCCTTCGCTGAATTCTGCTGAATAGCGCGAACTCTTTCAGCGTGAGTCTCTTGCGGAACTTTGATGACATGATCATCGTATTCCTTCTGAGCAGCATTCATCTTCGCCTGGATTTTTGCCTTTTCGGCAACAATCTTGTCGATTGATTCGGCAAGAGTTTTTTGCTTTGCTTTGAAAGCCGTCATCTCGTCGACTTCAGGCGCATTCACCTTTTCACTTGAAGTCTTGTTAGAAGGCTTTTCAGTTTGCTTTGAGTCTGGCATTTTGAAATCTCCTAGATGAATCCTTTATCTCACTGACGGGCAGGACGCTATTGACCCGTCAGCGAGAAAAAGGAAAAGTGATCAGGCTTCGCGAGTGATCAGGCGAGCAATCTTGATCTGCTTCCGTTCCGGGAAGACTCTCTGCCAGGAACCAGCAGAAGCGAGATTGTTGGAAGTGGAAGCATTGCTCGGACCACCGACAGGAGAAGTGCCGACATACGCGCAACCGACGGGATGGATGACCCATTCCACGCGAGAGTACAGGCATTCCGAACCGGAACCATTGCCAGAATCAGGATCGCGATCAACTTCGGTGGGGACCTCAGGAGCACCCATGCCGAGCTGGATCGCGCCACGACCGAACAGAAGCGTTTCGTAAATGCCGCCAGCAGCCGGAACCGAGTCATCGACGATAACTTCACGATTCAGATAAGTGGGAATCCGAATCTGATCAGTAGCGTCGGGGATGTAATCGATCAGGTTCAGCTTCTGCATCCGATTGAAGACGACAGAGTGAACCATCATGAGAGACAGGTCCTCCATCGAATCGCCCATCGTAAGCGTCGTGTCCAGGAATGCGGCAGCAGAGAAATTAGTGATGCCGTCACCGAAACTTAATCCGGAGATGTCATTCGTCATGTCGTCAACAACGTGCTCTGAACCAGCAGGAGCAGCAGCGTTATCAGCGAAGACACCCTGAACAGTCGCGAGGAAAGCCGCCTGAGCACGACGAGCCCAATAGGTTGAAACGCGCTGAGCGACGGCTTCAGCCGGATCAGCACCAGACAAAGCCGAAGCCAAGTCCATCGTCTTCCAGGATTGATTTCGCGAAAGACGGACCTGGACTTCCTGACTGGTCTGAACTTTCTTCGGAGTCGAACTTTGATCCGGGTCATCGGACGCGACGTTGTCATCGTCGTCAGCGAGATCCTGGAAAGAAGGAACGTTGAAAGTCAAGCCGCCACCGTTCAAGAACTGATCGAAGGTCGAATTGCGTTCGGCAGCACCGGACGCAATGACACGAGACTTTTGTTCGGTGAGCTGCTGAGTGTATCCCGTGAAGATTTCCGGGACGATGATGTCTGAAATGCGAGTCGCCATGTTGAGTCCTCCTCGGATAGGCGATTGAGAAACAATCGCGCCGAGTCCCATGACTGACGCGAGCAGGAAGATAGGCCCATGCCCGTTGCGCCAATTGTAGCATATCAGGTAAGATAAAGCAACCCGATGAAGGAGTTGCTTCATGATTTCATGGCAAAGATCAGGTTTTTATCTGAACTACCAATTGAAAGACATTGTCAACAAACTCATCAGACACATTCCGGCTTCATTCGGCCACAAAGAAACGATAGCCATACCTGTTTCGTCAGCGGTCACTTCATGCCATTAGGTACTAAAGCCCCTCTTTCCAAATCATTGTCAAACTTGTTCAGACTGAAACGAATCTTCGCTCCAGCAGCAGGAGGACCAATGACCTCAAAGAGGTCAAATCTTACATTCGTGTTCGCAGTCATTGATTTCTCCTAATTAAAGCGAGAGGAGAATGTCTTCTCTCGCTGATGTAGTTACTTCTTGACAGATGGACGAGAACCGCCGATGCTGGTCCCAGCTGCTCTCGCAAGCTGCTGAGCGCGGTCAGGATTCTCTTTGAAAATCTTTCCCTGTTCTGTCATGTTCCAATTGTCAGCAGACCAAGGATTGGAACCGTTGTTGTTCCTTCCGTTTCCGCCACCTGCTCCACCGCCAATACTCTCAGGCCACCAGTGAGGTCTTTTCGGCTGCATGTCCGACAGCCATACGACAGGGTCAATTCCGGGCGTCACGCCGACATTGTCTCGCGTCCTGACATTGTCTTCTTCGTCGACATCGAAAACATTCTCCGCGAGCATCAGAGCATCTTCCAGAGCTTCTTGTCGGACCTTTGACTTTACCGCTGCATCTCTGACTGCATCATGGATCGTGCGACGCTTCTCTTTCTTATGGAAGACTTGCACAGACTCATTCAGCTGATCCCTCTCGCGAGTGATTTCATCGAGCTGTCGCTGAACAGGAGCAAGCGTCGTCTTGATCCTTGCTTCGGCGAGACGCGTCGCCCTTTCTTCAATGTCTCCGCTGGACTCAGCCTTCGCGGCCAGCTCATCATATCTATCAAGCCGTTCTCTCGCTTCTTCCAGATCAACTCCGTTGAGGAAGCTGAACTTGTTCTTCGTTTCTTTGTGATCGTTCCTTTCCTTTTCAAGAGCAGACTGAACACGAGAAACATCGGCTTCGGTTCGCATCCCGTCAATACGCTTGAGATGGAACTTTCCGTCCCTCTCTTCGTAAAGATCGTGATACTTCTCTTCTACTTCGTTCAGACTGTCAACAACTGCTTTCAACATTTCTTCTCTCCTAGATATTTTCAAACAAATCAGGCATTCTCTTTTGAAGCTCATCCAAAGTCAGCGCGGAACCAGTGCCGTCAATGAACTTATCCAAATTGAGATCGCCTTTACGAAACAGAGCAGCGCGCGTAGGACCCAACGCATCTCTCTGATACTCAGCAGATTGACGACGAAGCCAATCAGTATATGAGATTCTTTCTGATGGACCGCCAATCATGCCAGAAACTCTCTGTGGAGCCCACCTATCAAATTCACCTTTGTATCCATACGGCAAATCTGATCTGGAGTTAACTCCAGTGAAACCTTTTTCTCTAGCAAAATCTTGAACTAGCTCTTTCTCTGTTGAAGGCGTTAAAGGTAGGTCTTTGAGCATGTCCTTCGGCAATACGCTTACTCGGATTGATCTGCAACCGAAATGCAATGGCGGAGTCGGTCCGAAACCTACGGCATATATTTTTCCGTCGTTACTGGCACAAACGAATGTAGTCCTTGAATCAAGGACAGCGATGTATTCTTCTTGCTCCAATACATCGTTTTCTTTGAGAGTCTCGGTCCTTGCCGTTGTTGAAGTATGTGTCGTCAGAGTTCTTGCTACAGATTCAACGTTTCTTCCTGTTTTCAGATAACTGGTTTTCAATCCAGTCATCAAAGGAGCTCCTTCCGTTGTCGCCGCAATGACAGACGATCTTATCGCTGTCATGTCTGTGACTCTTAGGCTGTCAAGCCATTGCCTTTGCGTCCTTCCCTGGACTGGCCTTGCAAGCGCTCTATCCACTGCTGCCGCTGACGGCTTGCTGAAGTCAGCGACTACAGGCAAAGCAGCTTTGATCCTCTGGATAACGAAGTCTGGTTCTGATCTCGCTAATTGCCTCAATTCGTTTACAGCAAGCAACTTCGCTTCATTCCATGCTTGTCGTCTGACTTCTTCAATACGCTTTAACGCCCTCTGAACTTTTCTCCATTGAGCTTCGCTTTCTATAGCGGAAACTCCTAGAAGGTTTGCTCTTGCGATATCATTTATCTTTTCAGAAGATTCGTTGAGAATCTTCATCATGCGATTGCGCAATCCGCGAGCATACCTCAGAAGATAAGTCTGATGTCTAACTGACGAATCAAAAAGTTTTTGATTAGACGTCGTCATCTTCTTCGCCAAGATTGTTCAGAAGAAGTTCTTCTTGCAATTCTTCCATCTCTTCGTCAAAGGTAAGCTTTGTATATCCTCTCTCAGCCAGCACCTTATGAATGCTCTTCAGAGACATCGGAGCTCCTTGACCTTTCGCGATCATCAGCTTATTGAGATCAGCAGGAGCGAAGTCAACAGAACGAAAGTCAATGCTAGCGTTCACGTTTACGCTTTCAGGATCAAGACCTAGCCATTCAGCGATGTCGCGCAATGACTTTTCAAGACCTCCCGCTGCCGCATGAGCAACGCGCGTCAGCGACAATGCTTGAGAGGCGATCCTGGTTTTCAAAGCTTCACCGCTTTGATTATCAGCGACAGAAGCTAAGCCAAGAGACCTTTCTTCTGCTTCCTTCCTGTCGTTCTCGATCGCAGTTCTCTGTTCGCTCAGTCCGTTGCCTGAAACGCCTACATAGAAAGCGTCTCCTTCATGACCGACTTCAATGTAAGAACCATGTCCGATCCTTACATTCTCTTCATCGCTGTCTCTCATGACGTCTTTCAATACAAGAGTTTCTTGACCTTGCATGAAAAGATTTGAACGATAATCGGCGTCAGAGCGATAGATACCAAGACAGATACGAGCAAGACCGATGCTAGGAATTTTCCCAATTTCATGAGACAGGTCTCCGGAGTTGATAAAATGGAACGGGATATAAGAAAGAGTGTTGCCTCTGATCTGAGGAGCAGCCATGCTTTCAATATTGTAATCATCTTCAAAGAGACCGAAATGATAAGAAAGAAAAGAACCTTCTCCCTCCGACAATAGCTGCAAGACTCTATACTGTTCTTTCAGTCTCCAAACGAAGTCATTTACTTCGTAATCAGATTCGTCCAGAACGACCATGGACAGACCTTCATTCTTTTCATAGAACCAATTACGGATTGCTTCGGCTTTATAAATCGCGATAACAGGTTCAGGATTCGTTGTCATTCCGTCAAAGTCAGCCAGCAGTCCGAGTCTTCCGGTCAATAGCTGTTCGAAAGTGATCATGCGATAAAGCTCCATTAGCGTTTCATCGCAAGGAGTCGCACGTTCAATCAGATATTGCATACTTGGCGGAAGCTCAACCTGGATTTCTTGTCGGTTGATCATGCTCACCATGCGATCAACAGACGTTTGAACGTAATCTGGGAATCTCGCTCTTTTCAGATAAGAGGCATATCTTTTTGACCCAAGCTCCTCTGAACCAGACATGCCGTCAGCGATCATCGTGTCAGTAGCAGGTAGATAAAGCGTTCTCTTTCTCTTTATCTCTGTCTCGCCTTCGTAACAATCTCTGACCATAGTCCAGTCATCGATCGTTGAATCAAAACTAGGATGTGTCGCTTTGACGGTCATTAGTTGACTCCTATCACAGAACCTGAGCTCATTGGTCTTAAAATCGGATGATGGAATACGATCGGATATCCGAACGCGTCATTTTGATGATCATGACCAGAATGCTTGTCAGGCTCTCCTGACGAACTATATGTCTGTTGTTCTAAACATTCAGCCGTCACTGGACAAGTCTCGTCGTTCACTGCTACAATACCCTTGCTAAAGGCCATGTTGACAGAATTCACTCTGTCCCTCACTCTCGGATTCCTGCTATTGACTCTTATGGCGAATCCAAAAGATTTTATGATAGACAGGTCTGAAGTTGAAGCGTTCTTTGAAGAAACGCTATTGCCGGAAGCATCTGGATAAACGGTTATCTTGCTTCCTTCAAATTCTCTTTTGAGCCATTCGCAAACATCAGGAGTGTCTGCTCCATTGTCCAATTCTCTCACCTGATGCCATTTATTGCCTCTCATGACAAAGACACAAGCCGCCATCTTGTTGGCGTTGAAGTCCATTCCGACTCTGATAGGTTCTCTCTTCCTATACCTTTCTTCAGAACGACATAACTCTCTGTCATAAGACCTGTACACTTTTCCGCTGGTGATGTTGCACCAGAGACCCTTCACATACGCTTCAACCAATTGCTCGTCGTATGTTTCTTTGAGTCGTTCAACGTAGTCGGAATCAAGATGAGGATTGCTATACGTCGGAGCTCTTACGAACTTATATCCTTCGCCTGGATCTTTTCCCCATCTTGAGTAGGTGAAAGATGAAAATCCATGGTCCGGTGTCGTGTAAGCGAAAATTTGATTACGAAGCTTTTCTCCATCTGGAGCGCGAACGATTGATCTATTACGCGCTACAATCTTGTTCCAAACGTCCTGAGCTTTCTTTTTCGGAAGCGTATCAATCTCGTCAACATGAGACCGAAACACTTCGTATGCAACAATCCGCGCAGGATTGTCCATACTTCTCATGATGATCTGACTGCCGGTCTCAACCGTGCAGATGTGATCGCTCTTGTTCATTGTAAACCGAATTCTGGCCTTCGTCAGTTCTTCCTCCAGACGAGGCATCAGATTCAGTTTCAATAGATCGTATGTTGGGCAGTACGCTCCGACCCTGACACCTGGATTATGCAGAACATCTCTCAGAGCATTACAAATGAGAGACTGAGTCTTTCCGCTTCCATATCCGCCAACGAACAACGGATAATTGTTCTCCATCAGAAATACTTCTGTCTGCGGTCCTGTCAGCTCTATGCGATTCATTGACCATTTTTCTCAATGAACCAATTGTAATGATTACTGATCCAGCAGTTGAAAACTCTGTCAGTCAATTGAAGATATCCGAATTCTATCTCAGTCACAAGCATAGACGCAGGAATCAGAAAATTCCATTTGTCTCTGTTCATTCTGAATGCAACGATAGGAATCGGATTGTCTTCTTTCTCTCTAGCAGCTTGAACAACCTGTGTCCATGACATATAAAGATCAAGCTTTTCTCTTCGCTTTACCTCGAAGCAATATGGCTTGACACAGAGAATGTCTGCTCCACCTGAACGAACTTGCTCTAGATTTCTTTTCGGAGTGAAATCTAAAGACAAGACATTCTTGATGTATTCGGCGAACTCTCTTTCTCCGTTCGCTCCTTTCCTTCTTGCGTTAGCCATCAGCTAGTCAGTTTCAGTAACACGCCGCGAACCTCATCTTCAGGAATTGAAGTCTCGCCGTCGATCATTGACTTGAGAAAGCGAATCGCTTCCAGCTTTGTCTTTCCGTCGAACCATTTTGAACCGCCTCCGTATGCGGTAGCGATGTCAATGGCTTCCTGGGTGAGAATGGACTTTCCTTCCGGAAGAGTGAATTTAGCAATAAGCTTCAAAGCATTCATCAATTCATCTTTCTCTTCCTCGCTTGTTTTTTCTTCAAGGAGCGCAACAACGATCTCAGAAGAATCTTCAAAACTGACTCCAGATAGAATCATACGCTGAAAGGAAGCCAGCACTTCACAAGCGTAGAAGACGCAGAATTCGTTGTCCTGGTCTTTCAGACGCTTCTTGACTGCTCGCAGTTTGATGAACAGTCGTCGTGCTGAATCTGTTGGGAGAGGGCTCGCGCTCATGGCAGAAGTGTACCATATATAAGTTCGTTTAGCAAGTTTCAACCTCCTTGAAAATCATAAATTCAATAATTAAAACGAGTCTAAAAATAACAGTCAGTCAGACTCTTCAAAGAAGAAAGTTCACAAGAGTTATCAGAAAAAATCTTATGATCAGAAAACGTCTTCAGTCGGAGATTCCGATCAGAATTCGAATCGAGGGCTCCCCGCGACGTTACCCTAGTTCTACCTAAGCTCTACCCATGCTAATTACCCAACCTAATCTATAATAATAACAATAACTTAGCTGAACTCTGTCCTTCAAATGGGTAATTTTTTACCCTATGCTCACTCGGTCGCGACCCCTCTCACGCCCGATCTTAAAAATTACCCATGAAGTCACCTAAGTGATTGTTTTAATTAACAATTAGGTTGGGTATAGTCCGGGTAATAGTCCGGGTAAGTTACCCAAGTTGTCCCCCATCTGAATGCTTATAAAACAGTCACTTACAGGAACGACGTCCTCCAGCCTCGCCGCCTACCCATTTTTGCCGCAAACCGGCCAACCGCTACCCAAGTTGCAATTTAAGATCAAGAGAGATTTGTTAGCCATAACTTGAAATCTTCCGTCATTCCATACGCAATTGAAGCTCTGCTCGCTTCGCATCCTTTTATTGTTCGTATTCTTTTGTTATCTAACTTCTTCAAGTATCCTTGTTCGCACAATTGATCAAGAAGAACGGTCAGTCCAGTGCTGCTCTTTATCCCAAACTTCGAAGACTTCTTGTTCAATTCTTTTATGATCCGATTATGCTTTGTCGCGAAGTTGATAGAAGTAAGAGTTATGACTTTTGCTCTAGCCATAGCAACAGGGAGAGAATACGAAGACGGCTTCGCCAATATCCTCTGAATTGCGTTAGCGATGACAAGCCATGTATTGTCATTTTCGCTACTGTCATGTTCTCGAAGAACACCAGTAATTGCGCCAGCTTCTCTGTCGATAACGTGTTTGATTGTCCATTGATAAGTCTCCTTCTGTACTTCCTTGAATCCATTGAATACGTCAATCAATGAACAGATCTTTACTGCTTTCAACCAAGCTCTCGTATAAACGACTTTTCTGTAGTCGTCTCCATTGAGTCTTGCTTTGTTCTCTAGGTCAACAAAACGATCAGCTTCTTCATCTAGCCAATCTGGGATGATCACATGATTTATTTTTTGACCATTGACATTCGCGTTTTCACACCATTTCAAAGCTTCAGTCCAAAGTTCTTTTATCCTTTTCTCAACGTCTTTTTCAAATCGTTTTCTAGGACTTCTGTTTCTTTTTGGTTTCTCGACATTGAGTCTCAATATCCACATTCTAGGAAGCTCTCCATTGATGTCGCCATCAGTTTTAAGCATCGCATCAATGAAAGACTTTGGAGTTGACTCTTGAATGAGACTGAAATTAGGAGAGTGGATAACTGGTAGAGAATTTTCTTTACTGCTATATTCGTTCGCGCTTTGAACTTCGTCTGCTCCGGACGAACCATACATGGAAAGGATCGTAGCTTTCAATCCACTTGAGTCACCGATGTCAGCTCCATTGATAAATCCGGCTTCAGTGATAACGCTGATTCTATTTGGACTGTCTGTGATCGTCCGCCAGAGAGCAGGAACGCCAGTATATCTCGCGGGACCGATAAACTTCCTTGCATTGATCGGGTCTATCTGACTATATGTCCGCTCTATGATCTTGCGGATCATGTCCTTTCCCATGCCTGTATCCATAAGCAAGGAAATGTATATGTTCAGTCCCGTACCGGAGACATTATTGTTCCTGCCGACCAAAGGAGCCAGCATTCCAAGACATGTAGCAATAGCGACGCCTCTATACGGATAGTGAGCCATTTCATAAGCTTGCTCGCACATCTCTCCGAACTTGCCAGGAGGCCAGTTGAAGTCGTCTGCTGTTGGAATGTTCTCTGGCAATTTGATCTCGGTTATGTTAGCCGAGTCTGCGTCTTCTTCTTGTTCTTTTGTC